TTGGATTTATTAGTGATTTTAAAACAAGTGAAGATAGATTTGGTGCAAGATATGGTAAGTATGAATTAGCTTCATTTTTACCTAAACATACACCGGGNGGTAAAGCAAGACCTTCNTCAAAAGGTTCACCGTTAAGTACATTTGTAAAAGATTCTAAATTTAGTCCACANTTTGTAGGANTAGAACCAGGTACAGATGANTTTGATAATAAATGGTCAGAGATATCAAGTTCTGATAGTTTTCTTTTTGAAANAGATCAAGATGACTTTATGAAGAAAAAATATTTTGATTCNTTTGTATCTAATTTAAGAAGAAAAGGTGTTGATATTAATAAGTTTGGTCCTTCTGTAAAAGAACTTGGATTTACTACTGCTTTACAATCAGGTCCATCAGGAGGAACTGAAATATTTAATAGAGCATTAAGAGGTAAATCATCTATAAATGATAATGATATTTTAGATTCAGTTGGTGAATTTAAGAAAGCATCTGCTGATGAACTTTTTCCAGGATTAAATAGTAGTAAATTAGATTCATTAAAATCAGAGTTAACTTCTCAAAAAAGTAGTCTTGATGGTTTACTTCCTAAAGTGCCATCATTAGGATCTTTTCCAGATTTACCAAGTCTTCCAGGCATACCAGATTTACCAGGATTACCTTCTTTAAGTGGTATAGAGGCTTTTCAAGGAACTAAAAATGATGATTTGCATTACTTTGGTGATGATCCAATAGTTTATGATAGAATAAATGCAGAAAGAATAAAAAGAGGTTTATCACCTTTAGCTAATCAAAGGCCAACATAATGAGTTCATTTAAAGTTAACCAATTTAAAGACATAGTTGTAGCTGAAGCTCAGGCTAGACCTGAGTTTACAAGTTTACCTCCTATAGCTAGAAAATTTATAAATGAAGCTTTGGAAGAAACAGCTAGTGAACTTTCAGCAGGAATAGTTAATGATATTGATTTATCTGCTAATAAAGAACTGACAGACATACCTAAGAATCTTATTGGACCAACTAATCCAGTTGATTTAATAAGTAGTAATTTAGATGTAACTAGTTTAACTAATAATTTAGATAGTAAAATAACAGGTGCCCTTGCAGGTGCATTAACAGATAAACTTACTACTAGTGTTGTTTCAAAATTTAATACTAAACTTCCTCCTATTCTTAGGAATAAAATTAGTACATCAGCAATACAAAATGCATTAAGTGGAGGTTTATCTTCTGGTTTAACCAAAGGTATAAAACATGAATTAAATTTATTTTCTGGAGAAGCATTATCTGGTAGAATACCTCAATTACCTTCAGTACCTAATATAGGGGGTATATATGATAAGCTAAGTGCTAAGGAAGCATTTGCAGATGTCAATAAAAAATTTGATACAGCAGCTGCTACATCAGCTATACAAGATGCTGCAAATTTTAATGTTCAAAATGATGAAAACATTAAAAAGCAATTTGTAAGAGATACTGGTTTTGTAAGTCCTACAGCTACATTTCCAACTCGAGATTACTCAGCAAGGACAGAAACTAATAAACTTGCCACTGGTGATGTAAATGGAACAATTACTTTTGAAAAAACAGAAGACATAATATTAGGTTGTAAATTACCAAATAATGAAAGTTTTGATCAACCTCTCAATCCTTACAATGCAAGATATCCATTTAATAAAGTTATAGAAACAGAATCTGGTCATATAATAGAAATGGATGATACACCAGGTGCTGAGAGATTACATATCTATCATACTAATGGAACATTCATTGAATTAGATCAATCAGGTTCTATTGTAGAAAGAACTAAAGGTAGTCAATATAGATTTGTAGATAAAAATGATCACTTATCTGTAATGGGTGAAGGAAGAGTATCTATTGGAGGTTCGTTAAAAGTATATTGTTCTGGTAATGTAGATTTAGAAGTTGAAGGAGACACTAATTTAAGATGTTTTAATGATGTTACTATGGAAGCAGCAGGAACTTTAAATTTGTCTGCCACTGAAGAAATAAATTTAAATAGTGCAAATATTAATATTGAATCATCTAATTTTATTAATATGAAAACTGAGGGTAATGCATTTATAACAGCTAAAGATAGTATTCATAATAAATGTAACAGTTCAATGTTTTTGCATACATTAAAAGATATGCATATTAATTCAGATGAAAACTTTAATTTATTAGCAGCTAAAGATATGAGTTTGATAGCTACTAGTAAAATGATATCGTCAGCAGATTCAATTCATGAACAAGCTACAACTTATAATGAAAAAGCAACAACTATTAATATGAATAATCCTTCATATAGTGTAGCAGACAATCCTCCAAACATTGCTTCTGTAGCAACTTATGCTAATGATGCTAATATTGGAACTATAGGTGATAGAAACAGTGTAATAATAGAAACAATAGATGATCCAGAATATTCTAATTATTTAGATAATGTTGGTTATGAAACAGAAGATACTGAATCTAATGAAGAATCAGAACAGTTTGAAAAAAGTCAAATCTTATCAGGTGTTGCAGGTACTAATAGATCTGATCCAGTTGAAATAAGAAGATCAACTGCTACACCTACTATATCAACTATTGTTCAACCCGACATAGGCCTTAAATCTGTAACATTTGTACCAGGTAATATGAAATTATCACCAAAGTTTACACTTGAAAAATTATCTTCTAAGGCTTACTTTCCTCATGACATACCTCGTCAAGGTCAAGTTGGACTTTCTTATGGTGATATAGTATTTAACTTACAGGCTATGGCTTTAAATATTTGTGAACCAATTAAAGAATTATTTCCTAATATGTTTATTACCTCAGGATTTAGAAAAGTTACAGCTGGAGGAAGTAAAACATCTGATCACTTAAAAGGTCAAGCTATTGACATGCAATTTAAAAATACAAGAAAAAAAGAATATTTTGATATAGCAGAAAAAATAGCAAACAATATAAATTTTGATAAGATATTATTAGAATATAAAGATACTGGATCTGGACTACCTTGGATACATATATCATTTAAAGTAGATCAACCAAGAAAACTTATGTTTACATATTTTAATCACAAGAAAAAAGATAATCAATTTGTGGATCTAGCATAATGCCAGGCGTATCAAGAGTAGGAACAGATACAGCAGGTGGATTAATTACTGGTCCTGGTTCTTCTACNGTGTTTGTAAATGGTGATAAAGTGTCGTTAATAGGTGACTCAGTTGCATCACATGATCCTTGCCCAGAGCCTGAAACACATTGCAGCGCAACTATGGTAGAAGGTTCAACTAATGTGTTTGCTAGTGGTATAGGTGTTGTAAGGGCAGGTGATAAGGCTTCTTGTGATCATACTGCTACAGGTTCTTCAGATACCTTTGCTAATTGAGGATAAATAAAGCATGGCTATAGTAAATAGAAAAGTAAGAAAATTTATAGATTTTGATTTAAATTTTCAATCAGATCCTCAAACTAAAGATTTAATCGAATCTGAAAACGAAAATGCAGTTAAGCAATCTATAAAGAATCTAATATTAACAAAAAATTATGAAAGAAAATTTCATCCAGAAATAGGTTGTCAAGTTTATTCTATGATGTTCGAAAATTTTACACCAGCTACTAAAAATATAATGGAAAGAACTATAACAGATGCAATTAACAATTTTGAACCAAGAGCAACATTAATAAGAGTAGATATATTAGATAACCAAGATAGCAATGAAGTTGATGTAACTGTTGAATTTAAAATGGCTAATATTCCAAATCCATTAGTTATTACACAATCACTAACGAGAGCAAGATAATGTCACAAATAAGTAAATTAGATGTATCTGAATTAGATTTTGATGCAATTAAAGAAAATTTAAAAACTTTTTTAAATGCTCAAGATACATTTACAGATTATGATTTTGATGGGTCAGCATTATCAGTATTAATTGATTTGCTTGCTTATAATACACATTACAATGCATATATTGGTAATATGCTGTTGAATGAAATGTTTTTAGATTCAGCAGTAAAAAGATCATCTGCAGTTTCCATTGCAAAACATTTAGGATTCACACCAACTTCAGTAAGAAGTGCAAGAGCTAATATAAATCTAACTGTAGTAGATCCTACAGATTCTCCTCCAACTGTAACTATTGAACCGTTTACAACATTTAACACTACTATTAGAAATAATACATTTACATTTACTAATTTAGAAGCAGCAACTATTATTCCTTCAGGTAATAATTATTCATTAAGTGGATTACAAATAATAGAAGGTTCACCAAGATCATTGTCTTATGTTTCATTAGGAACAGGTCCTGATGANAAGTTTGTAATACCTGATAGAGATATAGATACATCTACTTTAAAAATAAAAGTTCAAGGTTCTACTTCAAANACATTTGTAAACACATATACACAAACATCTGACATATCAAATGTTAATCCTTCTTCAAAAGTATTCTTTGTTGAAATGAATCCTTTGGAACAATATGAAGTATTTTTTGGTGACGGTACTATCGGTAGTAAATTAATTCAAGGTAATTTAGTAATTATAGAATATCTCTTATCGACTGGAACTGGAGCTAATGCTTCTGANAAAGCTGACATTAGTTTTTCAGCAGGTCAGGCCATAGGAGGTACTACAAATATTACTGTTGCAACTGNGTCTAATCCAAGTGCAGCAAGAAATGCTGATACAATAACAGATATAAAATTTAAAGCACCAAGAGTCAATGCAGCTAGAAATAGAGCTGTAACTGCTAATGATTATAAAGGTTTAATAGAAGCTAATTTTACAGATGCAGAATCAGTTGTTGTTTATGGTGGTGAGGATAATATACCACCTAAGTTTGGAAAAGTAATGATATCGTTAAAACCTTTTGATGGTTTTAATATATCACAAACAACTAAAGATTCTATTGTAACTTCTATCTTAAAAGATAAAAAAGTAATGTCAATACAGCCTGAATTTATTGACCCAGATTTCTTTTTCTTAAATTTAATAGTAGATGTTGTATATAATATTAATAACACAACAAGATCTATTAATGCTATTAGAGCAACTGTTGAGAATACAATTGAAGGTTACTTTACTTCTGATTTACAAAAATTTGATAAAGACTTTAACAAATCATTATTAATGAAAAAAATAATAGAATCTGATAGTTCTATAGTTTCTGTAATTCTTATTCCTAAGTTACAAAAAAGAACTTCTGTTACTTTAAATACAGTTAATACTTTTTCTGGAGATGATAGTTTTGAATTTGATAATTCAATTAAACCTGGATCAGTTAAATCAAGTAGATTTTTTCAAAACATTCAAAATGTATCAACAATAGTTAATTTTACTGATGTTCCTGATACTTCACCAGCTGAAGATGCTGGATCTGGTACATTAGTTACTAGGAATGCACTTACTAAACAAATATTAAATGCAAAAGTTGGAAACGTAAATTATTTAACAGGTGAAGTTGTTGTAGATTCATTTGTACCAACAGCATTACCAAATAACATTTTAGATTTTAGAGTAACTGCAAGTATACAAGAATTAGCACAAAACATACAAGCTAAAAGAAATCAAATAATTGTTAGAGATAAAACAATACTTAATGCTGCTGCTGGAAGAGATGCTGGATTGACAGTTAATATTTCAAGTACTGTTGAATAATGGCAACAACTAGATTAACGGAAAAAATATCTGCTATAGTTAGCAGTCAGTTTCCAGAATTTATTCAAAAAGATCATCAAACATTTGTTGAATTTGTTGAGCTTTACTATAAATTTTTAGAACAAGATCAAAACCCACAAGAAACTATTCAAAATCTTCAATCATATGGAGATATTGATAAGACGACTGATAGTTTTGTTCAATACTTTTTAAAAAATTATACAACATTAATATCTGATACTGCTTTAGCAGATAAAAAGATATTAATAAAAAGAATAAAAGATCTTTATGAATCTAAAGGTACAAAGCTATCTTTTGAAATTTTATTTAGATTATTTTACAATGAGGAAGTNGATGTAATAGTACCTTATGAATTTGTATTNATTCCTTCTGATGGNACATTTGATCAAAGACATTCTTTAAGAATTAAATCTACAACTGGTGAAAGAGCTAATTTAGTTAACAGATCCATAAGATATATTGAATCTGGTATAGAATATNTTACACCAGTAGTAGGAACAGTTGAACTTACAACTGATACTACAGAAGTATTTTTAGATAAGAGTTTACTTGCTCCTACTTATGAAATTGGAAGATCAGTTTCAGTTACAGATGCTTCTGAAGGTGGTAATGTAATATTTGAAGGTGAGATTAATCCAACTACACTTGGATTTAGTATATCACAAGGAGGAACTGGATTTAAACTTGGACAAGTATATACTATTAACTTTGGTGGTGGTGTTGGCACAGTTGTAAGAGTATCTAATGTAAGTGCATCTGGTGGTGTAACTGATTTAAAATTTTTAAACTTTGGTCATGGATATCCAAATCAAATATTTTCTGTTGTTTTAGATCCTACTAAAACAGTATCAGAATCTGGTGATACAATTGATGACAATACTGAAGGATTTATTGAAACAGGTGAGGTTAATGTTGGTAATGCTCTATTACAAACATATGTAACACCAAAATACCCAAGTGCTGCTCGATATTTTGAAGATGGAAACATAAGTTATCTATCATCACAAGTTGTATCTTTCTCAACCGTTACATCAGTTCCAGCTAGTGGAACAACTGGCGTTGCAAATGGGTTAGCAGCAATAACATTTACAGTCGGAGCGCTTGCTAAGTATCCTGGAGAATTTACAACAAACAGAGGTTTCTTATCAGAACCAGACTTTAGATTACAAAATGATTTACTATATCAACCGTTTGCTTATCAATTAGTTACTGGTACCGATATAAATACATTTAAAGATGTAGTTTTGCAGTTAGTACATCCAGCTGGTCAAAGATTATTTAATAATAGAAATATTGAAGATGTAATTGATTATAGAGCTAGTGTTGAAATAGTTTCAAATTCTAATATTAATTTAGAACTTCATGATTTAATTGATATTTTAGATGATAATATTAGTTATGAAGCTAAATTACTTGTTGACAATTCAGTTGTAATGACACAAAATATTACTGCATTGTTTGGAGTTCCATTACTCCCAGTAGATGTAATGAATGAAGCTATTGATTCTGGTAATATATTGTCTAATGTATCTTATTGTGAAATAGATTACTTTGACTTTGGACCAGCAGAACCAAGAGGTAATGCTTCTGCAAATCACTACTTAATAGATATAACTGAAGGACCAGACTTTACGTAAGGAAAATAAATGGTTAGCGACTCATTAAAAATAACAGGCAAGTTAAAAGTAGAAAAATTTAATAAAGACAATAACTTAGTCGAAACAAGAGAAATACCAAATTTAGTTGTTTCATCTGGTAAATCACATATAGCAACAAGGATGTCATCTAATGTTGAAGTTATTATGAATCACATGGCTATTGGTGGTAGTGCTACTTCACCTACAGCTAGTGATACTACTTTAGGTGCTGAAATGGGTAGAATTGCTTTAACTTCAACTTCGGTTACTGCAAACACTTTGACATATCTTGGAACATTTTCTCCAGGAACAGGTATAGGAACTATTAAAGAAGCTGGAATATTTAATGCACAAGGAAATGCTGCAGGATCAATGTTGTGTAGAACTACTTTTGCAGATATTAACAAAGGTGCATCAGACTCAATAGTTATTACATGGAACGTATCAGTAGCTTAATATGTCATTTTTACTCAAAGACGTTGCTCATAGATCTTTAGCAGACTCAGTTCTAAATGAACTTTTAACAAAAAGATCCACATTTTATTTCTACATAGGAAAGATACTTCCGTGGCCAGACCCACAGAATCCTCCTGATGTAGAAAATTCATCTTTCTATGAATCAGATGTAAGAAACAGTATAGTCAGTATAAAACGAATAGAATCATCAGATGCCTCATTAGTTATTACAAGAAAAGACTGGACAACTGGCAGAACTTATGATCAGTTTGAGGATTATTATACCGGTAATCCAGCTCCCAACGGAGCAACAAGTTTAAGAAATTCTGATTTTTATGTAATGACAAGTGAATTTAAGGTATACAAATGCATATTTAATAATAACAATGGTACATCAACTGTTGAGCCTAATTCATCTGATTTAGCTCCAGTAAAGTATGCTGATGATTATATATGGAAGTATATGTATACAATTCCATTATCATTAAGAAGTAGATTCTTAACTTCTGAATTCATGCCAGTAACAAAATCAGTACAAAATTCATTTTATTCAGATGGTCAAATAGATAAAGTTACAATCACTTCAAAAGGTTCTGGATATACAGGTAATGCAAAAGTTGCACTATCATTTAATGCTCCTGGAAATATAACATTTGGTTTTAGAGGATCACCTGGTGCAGGTGGAAATGTAACTCCTAATATAGCACCATCTATTAGTACTTCAGGTAGATTTGAAAAAATAATTATTACTAACACTGGTAATAATATAAGAGCAGCTAATATTGCAATTTTTGATATTGATAATGATGGAACTAACCTATTTGCAAATGTTAAAGTTGGAAACACTTTACATATAGGAAATGGAAATGCTATATTGCTTCCTGTTTTACAAGAAGGTAAGATGGAAGATGTATTAATAGCAGATCCAGGAAAAAATTATACTTCTAATATTCAAACTACCATTGTAATTAATGGAGATGGAGGAAATGCATTACTTACACCATTTGTAAATGATGCAGGGGAAGTTGAGGATATAATAATAAATGATAGAGGATTAGGATTTTCATTTGTTGATTTGAATATTGTAAGTGATACTGGAAGTGGTGCAATAGCTAATGTTGATCTTTCAACAGGTGATTTAGATACATTACAAAGTACTGTTGAATTATCTGCTATTAATGGGGGACTTCATAATTTTAAAATTAATAATGGTGGTTCTAATTATTCTAATTTAGCAAACTTAACACTTACTGTATCAGGTGATGGATCAGGATTTGATGGAAATGTAGTTTTTGATTCTACATCTAATACTATATCAAGTATTTTAGTTACTAATCCAGGAGTAGGATTTACTTTTGCTAACGTAACAGTTACAGGAGGTGGAGGAACAGGTGCAAATATTTCACCAATTATATCTCCTCCAAATGGACATGGTTTTGATGCACCAACTGAACTTTTTGCTGAAACAGTAATTATGTTTTCAACTATAAATAATGAGAATATTCAAGGTGTTGATGTTAATAATGATTTCAGACAGTTTGGAATTATCAAAGATATCGAACAATCAGGAAATAAAAGAGCTTTTGCTAATTCATTAGGAACCCCTGCATTTCTAGTAACTATGGATACAGTTACTGATTCTGATGGAGATCCAGTAGATAATGATACTGTACTTGAAATAGCAAGTACAGATTTTAGATTTGAAGTAGTACAAACTTTATCTACTACAAAACAAATGCTTCTTACAAGTTTAAATAATCATACATTAGCTATTGGTGATAAGTTAAGAAATTCAGCTTCAGCTACTGACTTTACTGTACAAACAGTTGATGCTGTACCTGATATAAATAAGTTTAGTGGAGATCTATTATTTATTGATAATAGAACTTCAGTTAGTTTTACAGACGAACAATTAGTTACTCTAAGAACAATTTTAAAGTTATAAACTATGCCTACCGTATTTCCTACATCACCACATTTTGATGATTTTAACGAATCCAAAGAGTTCGTAAGA